TGCCGAGAGTGAGCGCAATGCTTCCGCTGGCGTTGAGGATGTTCGGATTGCTCGAGTCAGTGACCTGTAGCTTCTTGCCTGCCACTGTCCCGAGACTGGTGACGTTGCCGGAGGCCGGGGAAATCGTGAGGTTCGCGGTGCCGGCGACAGTATTCGACCCAGACCAATAGGCGATCTGGTTCGTCGCGGCCGAGCCGCTCAGTGTGGGCGCGGTGTCGATGTGTGAGCCATCAGGGAAGGCGACCCCCACCGGAACGGAGAGGCGGTTGCTGCCGTCCATCGTCGCGCCGGAGTCACCGAGCGCCGTGGAGCCGGTCCACTTCGGAATGCTTCCGGTGGTGCCGCTCCCGGTGACGCCGCCACCACCCGCACCGGTGCCTGTTACCAGCATCGGCCCCCAGACCTGCAGCGAGTCGCCCACCACGAGCGCTTTATTCAGCGCCGCGGCGGCGGGACGCAACGACGCCTCCAGCACTCGGCGCAAGTCGGGTGGGACGTTCACGCCGTTGAAGCTGGGGCTGTCGAGCTTCGGCATTGCGTCACCAGTAAAGAAAGTCGTCGCGGGACACGTCCGCCACCCGAGCCGGGCTGCCCGCGTCGCGATTGGAGGCGGCTTTCTGGATGCGCTCGAGGAGTTGAGCCTTCTCGCGCTCCAGGGCTGAGGTGTCGCCCTCTTCGGCGGTCAGTGCCTTAATCGCCGCGTCGACGACGATGTATTCCTCCCAGCCAGACACCCCATCGAAGGTGTCGCTGTCGGCCGACATCGCAGCGCGCCGCGGGACGTACCAGAGCTTGAGCGTCCAGGCGGCAGTGGGAACCGGCAGCAGGTTGAGGTTGCCGCCCCGCAGCCAATACTTCAGCTCGTAGCCAGGAAACCCGATGGTCGGCAGGTTCCGGTAGACGTTCCGTTCGCGCACCACGAAGGGCTCGAGCGCGCGCCAGCGGGTCGAGTCAATTTGAAAGTCGATGCCGACCAGCTTGTAGAAGTCGGCGGGCACCGTGTAACTCTCGGTGCCGCTGACGGTGGTGAGGGTGCTCGAGGTGGTGAAGTAATCCTCGTACTTCTCGACGAGGATGTCGTAGAGCTCGTCGGCGCTGGCGTTGAGGAAATCGTTGAAGTCAGCGTCCGCAATGAACGCCGAATTCACCATGTCGCAGCGCACGCGGGCGCGGTTGCGCAACTGGGCCAGCGTGACGGCGGCCACGACTCACCCCCTCATGTCCATGAAGGACGACAGCGCCGACGCAAGCGCCTGCGCGTCGTTGCCCTTGATGGCGGCGAGGATATCCCCCGCGGCCGTCTCAAGGTCTCCGTCGGCCTTGCCGCCTTCGTCCGCATCCTGGCCCGGCGTCGGAGCCGACGACTTCTTGCCGACCCCGAGCAGGACCGCCAGCCCTGGCTGCTTCATGCGACGCCTCCGGCTTAGGTGGGCTTGGCGCCCGAGTTCAGGCAGGTGATGCGGAAGGACACCGCATTGCCGGTCGCCGCTGCGATGTCCGCGGCGGTGCCGGTGTCGGTCGCCATGGTGGTGATGGTGACGACTGCGCGACTCCCCTGGGTGGTCGGGCTGGTCCACCCCGACACCTGCGCCTGCTGCTTGGTGGGGGTGGCGAGCGAGAGGTCCGCGCTGGCGGCAATCACGTCCACATACGGGGAGGTGAGCGTCACCGTGTACGTCCCGGTGCCGGTGCGCGCCACGGTGAAGCCGGCGCCCTTGGTGGCAGTCGGGGTGCTCGAGCCGTTGGTCGAGAAGCTGCCGACGATCTCCACCCGCTGGTGGTCGAGCGCCTGCACGTTGTGAAAAGTCCTGCTGGCCATCGTTTACCTCGAAGGTTTGAGGAGGAAAGAAGACGGGGCCTCAACTAGCGCCCCGTCCGCCACCGGAGGGGGATTAGGTGGCCAGCGTCACGACGGCGTTGCGGCCCGGGGCCTCGCACGCGAGCTGCGCGTAGTAGGCCATGCGCGCCTCGAACCCGTCGGCCGAGTTCTGACGGAGCATCTTCACCCCGTCGTCCGAGATGATCTCCGGCGCCTCGCCGAGCGAGTGCAGGGTCCAGGTGTCCATCTCGAGCAGGTAGGCGAACCCGCGCGGGGCGTTGCGGTCCGACACCGCCCGGATGTCGCCGTTCGGGCCGTGGATGACGAGGCCCTTGAAGCCGATTCCGTAGGGGCCGGCGATGTCCTCGTAGACCTTCTTCGAGCCGAGCGCGGTCTCGAGGTTGGCGAAGTCGAGGTAGTTCATGAAGCAGTAGTCCGGCGCCCCCTCCTCGCGGCCGAGGCGGGCGGCGGCCTGGATGAGCGCTTCCTCGATGGAGAGCGCCGAGCCGTCGTAGCGGAGACCGGCGAGGCGGATGGTGTCCACCGAGCGGTCCACGCCGAAGAACGACTCGCCGCTCGACGGGTCGGTGGTCGGCAGCCAGCCCTGCAGGCCGGTCAGCTTCTTCCCGTAGTCGCCGTCGGTGAAGATGTAGTCGTTGTTCGCCGCGGCAGAGATGCCGGTGGTGACGTTCTGGGTGAAGGTGATGACGCCGGTGGTGCGATTCACCGCCGACACCTGCAGGGTGCCCGAGCGCACCGCGCCACCCGAAAGGGTGGACGAGAGGTTGATGACCTTGCCCACCTCGAAGCTAACCGCGTCGTTGACGTCGGTGAGGGTGATGGTCGCGCCGGTGAAGGACGCCACCTTGCCGATCTTGCCGGTGCCGTCGCCCCACACCGCATGGGCCAGTGAGTTCTTCAGCACCTGAATGGCGCTGTTGGTTTCGGTTTCGAGCGCGTCGACCACCGCGCCCTCATCATTGCCCGCGGCCTTGATGGTCTCGCGATCGAGAACGATGTCCGCGTAGTCGCTCTTGCGGGTGATGGTGAACGCGATGCCCTTGTGCGAGCCGGCGTTCGCCTGCGCATTCGCGAAGGTGGCCGAACGCCCCTGGGTGTTCGCATAGATGACGTCGACTACCTTGTTGCGGCCGAAGAACTTGGTGTTCTTCTGCAGCATCGCGAGCAGGGGGTTGTTCTTGTACACCAAAGGCGTGACCCCATCGGGGTACAGCGTCTTCAGTGCGTAATCCATCGAGGTCAGCGTGACGCCCATGGCAGCGCTCCAGACGGAGCGCCGCCCTTGAGCGCGCGCTAGCCGTCGATGCGTCCGCTACGGAGCGCGGCGGCTGCTGCCGCTTTGCGCTCTTCGCGGGTCAACGGACGTCCAGAGGGCGGAGGCGCCATGGCGGCCGTCGAATTGGTCAGAGTTCGGGGAGGGGTTCTCTGGCCTGATTCGCTGGCGGCCGATTCTGCTGGCTGACGAAAACCAAGTTTGCTCTTGCTTTTCTTGGTTGTCAACAGGCGGTCCACGAGGTCGCCGAGCTGCGCCTCGACGCGGGAGAGTGCCTCCTCCATCGGGAGTGGCTCGCCGGTCTCTTGGAAGTGCTGCTCGAGCGCATTCATCGCGAGCGTCACTGCCTCATCGCCCACTGCGGAGACGTACTCGAACTTCTCCGACGCCTTCGCCGTCTCGAGCGCCTTGCTCCGCCACTGATTGCGGGCGTGCTCCTCGAGCGCCTTCTGGTGCTTGGCGGCCTCTTCCTCGCGCGCCTTCTTCAGTGCCTCCACCTCGGCGCGCAGTTCGTCGTGGGCCGACTTCTCCTGCACGCCCGGCGGCGCCTTCCCGCCGTTGGCAGCGAAGTCGATGACTTGCTCAAGGCTGAGGCCGAGCGCCTGTAGGCCAGCGGCCGGATCCAGCGCGGCTTTCTTCTTCGCGGCCTCGAACGCCTCGACCGCGGCCCGCTGCTCATCGAGCTTCTTGCGCTCCTCGCGCAGTTCTCGGTCCCGCTTGGCGAGTTCCGCCAGCTTGGGTGAGACGGGCTCCGGCTTCTTCTCCGGCTCGGGCGGCTTGGCTTCGGCGGGGGCGGGCGTATCCGCCGGCGCAGGCGTCGCGGGCGCGGGCTGCTCGGTCGGCGCTGCCTTCAGGGCAGCAACGGCGGCCTCGCGAAGCTGGGCGCGGGTCTGAACGATGGGGGCTGCAGGGGCAACGGGTGCCGGAGCGGCAGCGGGCGCGCTCGGGGCGGGGGCGGTGACGGCTTCGGGCATGGCTTCTCCTTACGCGGCGACTGGCTGCGCCGGCGGTGCGGCTGGCTGGGGTTGCGGGGAAGGGGCGGCGCCGGGCGGCGGCATCGCGGCGGTCTGCGCCTGCTGCAGCATCGCGCTCGCCTCGTCCATCCATCGGAGCAGAAGTCCGCGCCGCTTCTCGGGCACGTTCATCCGCTTGGCCCGGAGGTAGGCGGATTGGAAGCGCTTCACGCCGTAAACAAGGTCCTGGTACGGCTCCGGCGTCTGGTAGGTGCCGCTCTCGAGGATATCGGCAATGCAATTCTCGATGTCCTCGGCGGCGGCAAACTCGGCGTTGTTGCTCGCCTCCAGGTCCGGCATGTCCATCAGCCGGCGAGCCTCGCGCGGGTCAATCCATCCCGCCTGCATCCAGTCCATCACCGTCTGCTGTCTCGCCGCCGGCGTGGTGGGGAGCGAGGAAGTCGGCATCATCTTGAGGACGTAGGCGTCATCCTCGAGCTGCACTTCCTTCCACTTCAGCACTTCGAGCGAGCCGCGCGTTTCGACCGTGACGTCGAAGTCGTCGCCATCCTCGGCCGCGATTTCTTTGGCGAGGGCGATAATCTGCTTCGCCTGCTCGAGGTGGTAATCCTCCCAAGCCTGGCCGACGAGCACGAAGCGCTCCGCCTCGGTGTCGTTGTACTCGCGCAGTGCTGCGCCGGAATCGAGCCCCGCGGGCTTCTTGCTCGCCACCGAAAGCTGGGAGACGCCAACGAGCTCGAATGCGCGCGCCTTGTCCCGCTCGATGCTGTCCCACAACTCCGGGGGCACGGCGTTGGTCGCCACCACCTGCGGCGGCTGGCCGCGGTACTTCACGATCGCGCCGATTTCGTTGTTGAGGGTGGCCGTCACCACGTCGGAGGTTTCCTCGACATAGACGCGCGGCACCGAGAGCAGGTGCAGCATGGCGTTTACGGCCTTCAGCTTCTTGTTGATGGAGAGTTGAACCCCCTCGAGCTGCTCGGCCACGCCCTGGCCCCAGAAACCGAACGGACGCTCGCTCCAGCGAAAGAACGCGAACGGAAACTCGTCGCGCGTCCACTCCTCGTCGAGCAACACCGCATTGGAGACGGCGATGACGTGGCGGCCGTCTTTGGCGTTGGGGCCGCTCGGAAGGTGCCACGCCTCGACGACGAGCGCGTAGTCGGAGAGCGTCTTGCCGTTCATGCCCGGCATCTCGACGCGCGGCTGCTCGGAGCGCTCGAGCAGGTCCACCATGTCGGGATGCTGCTCCTTGAGCACCTCGCGCGGGATGCCGCGCACCTGGAACAACTGCCGCGGCTCGCCATAGAGCCCGTCGGCCTCGTCCGAATAGAGTTCGATGGGCAGCACCCGGTCCGCGCAGATGCGCTTGGGGTTGCTCGGGTCGCGGTAAAACTTGGTCGCCCCGATGTCCATAATGCAGGCGTCGCGGAAGACGGCGCGATTCTTGGTCGGCAGACAAGCCTGGTAGGCGACGCCCTGGCAGAACTTGTCGAGACCCTTCGCGCGCTGCTGCAGGTGCCAGTCTCCGCCATCAGTGACGAACGTGGCCTTGGGGCGATTCTTCGCGATTTTGGCCCCGAGCGTGTCGATCGCCATACGGATGACGTTGAACGTCACTCGGTCGCGATTGGCGGGGTTGGTCGGCAGCATTCGCACGTAGGCCGCCGGCGAGAGCCCGAACGCCTCGCGGTCCGAATACATGCGCAGGTGCTTCAGGTTCTGCGCCATGCGCGCGTTCTGCTGGGGCTCGAGGTGGCGGAGGACATCCCAGAGCGCCTCATTGACGTTCTTGGTTTCCTTCCACCAGTAGGAGCCGCGCCGCTCGAACTCGACGGCCGCACCCTTGGGGCGGTCGGCCTTGCTCTTCTTCTTGAAGCTGCGGAAGTCGACGGTTTGCTTGCGGGCCATCGCTTAGCCCTCCGAGGAGTAGAAGAGATCCGGGTCTTCGCCAGCGGGAACGGGCTGCTCCGTCGCCGCGACGGGCTTGCTCGGGAGCGCGCCGAGGCGGACGCGGATGCCGAATCCCTCGAACGCCTGCACGCCCTGGCGGCGCAGCATCTTGAGGAAGGCTTCGGCCTTCTCGGGCTTCATCGGTTCACTCATCGGCATCTCCGAAGTTGGGGAAGTCGTCGCCCCAGCGGGCTTGGCGGCTCAGGCGTTGCTCGAGCGCGTCTTCATGGCGGCGGGCCTCGGCTTCGGCGTATTCACGCGAACCGGGCTGGGGTTGCTCGTCTGGCGAACGCCCCAACCAGTGCAGCGCCTCGCGCCACGAGTAGAGCGCGGCGTCGGAGCGGTGGTTGGGGAACCCCGGGTGCTCCTCTTCGGGATTGTCCGGGTCCTTGGGCAGCTTCTTCCACTCGTCCGCGAGGAGGGAGTTGCGGGGCACCTTGATTCGGCCGCCCGTCAAGTCGTCATTGAAGAGCGAGACGAAGGCTTTCTTGTTCTGCTTCTCGGCGGCCTCGACGTGCATCCGCCAGCGCTTCCGCCACTCCTCGACGATGGCTTTGCCGAGTCCGCCGGTGTCTGCCACGACGCGGATCGGCCGGTAGGTGTCGATCACCTCCGCAAGCTTCTCGCGCCACTCGCTCGGCACGAGCCCCGACTTCTCGAATTCGTAGCGCTCGTAGAGTTGGGGGCAGGTTCGTGCGAAAGCCCAGACCACGATGGCGAAGGCGTCGTCGTAGCCGAGGTCGACGCCTACAACGTGCTGCCAGTCGTGGCCGCTCGGGAGTTCGTCGAAGGCGTTGCGCGCCTCGCTGTAGCGGTAGAAGAGGGCGCGGGCATCGTTCACCCAGCGCGGGCGGCCTTCGGTGTCGCCGTATTCACGGAGGACGCGCGGATCATCGTCTGCCCAGCCGTTCTCGCGCTTCTCGGCATCCACCTCTTCGCGAGCGTGGGGCAGGAACGGATTCTGAAAGAGGCTCCACTCGTAGACGTCCCAGCCGCGGATGCGCTGCGCCTCAGACTCGTCGCCCTCGTTCCGGGTGATGTCGTACCAGAAGCCAGAACAGACGATGCCGGGGGTGCCGCCGAGCACCAGCGAGCCGCGCAGGTCGAGCAGGGTGGGCTTTAGAACGCGGTTGATGAGGCGATCGAGGATGTTGGGCGGGTAGAGCTGCGACTCGTCGATGATGGCGATGGCGTTCTTGTCGCCCAGCTTCTTCTCGGCCTCGGACATCTTGTCCGCGCCGGTGAGCCGGATGATTCCGCCGTTGGGCGTGCGCGCCTCGAGCTCGGTCTCGTTGAAAGTGCAGTCGAGGGCATAGGCGTTGCTGAGCGCCTTCAACTCGTCCCAGATGAGCTGTTTCGCTCGGATGCGGGTAATTGCGTAGTAGGTACAGAGCGCGCCCGTCTTGAGCGCCACCGCGAGCAGGTAGGAGGCAAAAAGCTTCGTCTTGCCCGCGCGCCGGGTGCAGAACGCCACCTTGCGGCGACTCGGCGACTCGATGAATTCGCGCTGCTTGTCGAACAACTGCGCCAGGAAGCGCGTCGCGCGATCTCCCGCGTCGACAGCCACAAGCCGTGGCTGTGGCACAAGCCGCCGATACGCCTCGCGGGCGAGATGGCGCTCGCCGAGGTTCACTTCGGACGCACCTCGATCCCATCGGGAGCATCCGAGCGCGGGCCGATGCGCGCGAAACAGCCGGGATTGGTCGCGACCAGCTCGCGCATGACGCGGACCAGCGCATCGAGGGATCGCCCCGACTTGCGAACAGTCTTCACCGTCTCGCCGGTCTCGATGTCGATGAGCTTGATGGTGGTGGTTGTGCTCACGCAGCGCCCTTTGGCGGACGACCCGGCCCGCGCTTCGGCTCTTCAGTGGTGGCCTCAACGGGCTCGCATACCAGCGCCGCGATGTTGCCGGCGGGGATGCCGTAGGCGGTCGCCTTGCCGCCGTGCTTGCCGTCGTAGTGGACCCACCCGCCGCTGACGGAGAGGTCGAGGGTGATGCCCTCTTTGCCGTTGATGAACTTCTTCGTGTTGCCTGAGCCGCGGTGAAAAATGGGATGCACGAGCAGGACTTCTCGAATCGTCACAGCGTCACCGCCAGGTATGGGTTGAACAGCATTCCGAGCCGCTTCGCGTGGGCGTCAATGACGGGCGTGGAGTGGGTGTAGAAGCCGCCGCCACGCGCCCCGAGGGCATCGAGCAGGTATTCGGCCACTCCGAAGCCGCGGAACAGCCCCTTCTCGTAGAGGAAGTGCAGCACCGGCTTTCCAGCGATGTGCTCAAGGCAGGCCCAGCCCAGAATCTCGTCGGGCGCCTCGACGTGGCAGGCGACGAGGGTGGAGGACTTCGCCATCAGGCGTTCCGTCAGCCCTGCCTGTTCCGGGTAGTAGACCGGGCCTGGCACTGTCTTGGCGCCCTCGTTGTTGAGGCGGAAGTGCTTGAGCCAGGTCGACTTGATGAAGGCGACATCGGCCGGGACGGCGGGACGGACGCGCGCCTGCTCCTGAAGTTCGGCGGCGGCGGTCATCGACGGCCTTCCTTCTCGTCGTCGATCAGCTGGCGCTGCGCCCGCGCGTCCAACTCCATCTCAAGCTTTTCGCGCGGCACCGCTTCCAGCACCTTCGCCACCAGCGCTTCGTCGGTGAGATCTGCCCCAGGGCCGGACTTGGCGAGTTCGCGCTCTTCGCGGGCGAGGGTGGCGAGCGTCTGGGCCATCTCGCGCATCGAGGCGATCTCCGACTCGGACATCGGCGCCCCGACCTCGGCCTTGGCCTCGAACCGTCCAAGCACTAGCGCGTAGGCGGCACAGGTGCGGTTCAGCAACGACTGCGGGGAAGCGTCGCCACCGGGGCGCGGGGTGATGTCGTCGGGCAGCTCGGAGGGCGGCGCGTGCTTGCCAGCGGCGCGAGCGGCAATCTCCGTGATGGCGAACTTGATGTCGTCGGGGTCGCCGCTTTCGAGCAACTCGTCGAGTCGCTCTTGGGCGCGATCCAGTCGGCTCTGCGCCCAGCGCCGGAATTCCAGAGCCCTTCGGGAGACGCCACCGGGGTTGAGCGACCCACTGCCAGGGGTGATTCGGCCCTTGTCGTCTCTCTTGATGTCCTTGTTTCCCTTGGCCTTTCCCACTGACGGCCCTCCCGTCGCTCAACCTGGCTGGCGCGACCTTGACTTTGCATGGTAACGTATTGTCACCTACGTCGCAATACGTGACCATATGCAATGCCGCAGCGGTCCGCTTCTGTGGGAGGTCTGAATGTCCACCGGCGTCGATGTCCCTGGCAAAACGACTGAGGTGCTCGTCACCTCGGGAAGCGCGGTCACTCTCACGCGCATCCCGAA